CAGAAGTATACTCGGACACTGAATCTTACCTAGATAAAGAAGATGTGAGACGAGTACAAGTTGAAGATGACGACGGAGAGGCAGATTGATTATGAAAACCCCTGGATTTTTAACGGATCACCTTTTTTATCTGAGGATATTAACGATCTGTACGGTTTCGTCTACTGTATTACTAACACACTCACTGGTAAGAGGTACATCGGACGAAAGTACTTTCACCAACTACGAAAACCTAGAGGTGGAGGTAGGAGAGTTAAGAGTGAAAGCGACTGGAAAAAATACTACGGCTCTTCTGCTGAACTTACTGAAGACCGCAAGAGGTTCGGAAATCTGGTATTCAAACGAGACATTTTGAGCCTACATAAAAGTAAGGGTTTAACAAATTTTGAAGAAACCCGACAATTATTTCTCAATAATGTACTTACGGAGGCGATGTCAGATGGGACACCTGCATACTACAACTCAAACATTCTCGGTAGGTACATGCGTAAGGACTATTTCTCAAGTGGCACAGACCATTGACGCTCCCTGATCAATCTGCTATAATTACAAGGTAAGCAAAGGCGACCAATGGACTTCACCTCTGATTTCGATTGCAACGAGACTGACGCAATGTTTGATCTCTTCATTGACCAGCTGCATCAATTTGCAGAGATGGTGGAGGAAGATAGTGTCTTTGCTACTACCTCTCCTGGGTCAGTAGCTCAGCTGGATAGAGCAACTGCCTTCTAAGCAGTCGGTCACAGGTTCGAATCCTGTCTGACCCGTTGCCCTTCGGGGCATCTAGGTCCAATAGAGGTAAAGTCTATGACTACAGCACAGAAATTCTCGTCTGCTATTGATATCCTTTGGGATGCCATTGACAGACAGATTACTCTTGACATCGAGTATCCTAACCTTTATAATAAAGTCTTGAAATTTTATGAGGAGAAAGGTGTTGACTTCTATGGTGATGTAGATGAGGATTATGATATCCTCCTAACTAAACTTGAAACTGACCTAACCTTACATTATGTCTAAAGTGAAAGTCCTTCTTGAAAGGTCTCCTTATCGATATGTCTCTGTTGGGATACTCGACAACGGGTATCCCGACTATCGAATCCAAAAGTTTGATGAGTGGACCAAGCGTTACAAAGACATGTATCTCTGTGACAATGGTATGCAAATCACACTTGCTATGGAAGATTTTGAATACACGAAATGGTTAGATCCTGATCGTGTCCCTTGTTACATTCGCGACACCGTTTCTAAATGACCTCTTATCAAAAAGCAATTAAAGCACTCGAAGAATGCGTCAAAGACGCGATGGAGAATGATGTTGATCCTGGTCTCCAAAGTGAGATCTGGCGTCACTATCAAGGTATGAAAGCAATTCAACGTCAACTTCCAGAGCCCGAGCCCTGGAATCCTGACGGCAACATCTACATCTCTGCTGGGGATCAAGTCCTAGCGGCACAACAAACTGACTATTTTAGTAGTTACAGTGAAGGTAAAGATGTAGTTACCTTCAGCTAGTCTTTGCCAATAGACTTTAAACTAGATGGTTGTACCGCATGAGAGATGTTTATACAACTCGTTGACGCGAAAACCCCAAGAGGTTTCCAATTTTCCATCCCTAAAAATTGGTGGCGTGCATGGGGGACTAGCGTCCCCACCCCGTCATGGAGAGACGTAAACAATCCTGGTGGAGTCATCCCTAATATGCCCGTGATGGAGACACGTTAACAACCCTGGTCGGGATAGTCCCTTCGGACTCTCGGGTTTCTTGCTTCCTAAAAGCAAGTGGTGCGGATGGGTTACTCCCGCCTGGTTGGTGGTCCAGTCAAAACCACCTCACGCACCAGTGGCGGAATTGGTAGACGCGCTGGGTTTAGGTTCCAGTATCAATCGATGTGAAGGTTCAAGTCCTTTCTGGTGTATTATGCAATTTCTACAGTATACAGACATTCTAGCAGGTCAGATTCCAGAGGAGCAGTTTGCTGAGTTGGAAGAGTATGCCTATGCTGGAATAGAAAAACGAGAGTCTCTCGGTGACAATCCTTATGCTTCTGGTAGAGAAGAATGGATTGTTGATGTCCCACCTAAATTTGAATTCTGGTTGAGTGTTATTTGCAACTCTCTATGTAAGTTGCATAAAGAAGATGCTGGGTGGTATGGTGTAGATCATACGATGTTTAGCATCGAAAAAATGTGGGTCAACGTTATGACAAAGGGAGATCAACACTTCCCTCACACACATAACAAATCCTTATATTCTTTTGCTGCATACATTGATGTTAATGATGGTGATGCACCATTCTATTTCATTAAAGATAATCAAGGTACACCCATCGACATTGATAGCAGAAGCAAGGGTATGATTATGATCTTCCCTTCTACTATGATTCACACGGTTTATCCACAACAGACGGATAACATTAGAATATCAGTATCTGGTAACATTGGTATTCATTTTGACCGTTGACAAAACTTCACAATTGCTATATAATTGTGTAGTAATTCTTAACAAAGCATCATGACTGTCACAACTAACGAGCACGGACAAAACAATATGTTTGCAGTAGAACCTGCAATGTATATGACCGATGAGGATCGCGCCCGTTATGGTCTTGAATCCCATGCAGAGCGTGCAGAAAAGTTGAATGGTCGTGTTGCTATGCTAGGATTTGTTGCAGCAGTAGTTTCTTATGCTACTAGCGGCAGTCTCTTCTTCTTTGGAGCATTTGGTATTTAATTTATGACAAGCATGATTGGGTTGAAAGTCCCTGATGTCAAATGGCATATCAGGGAAACAGATCTAAACACAGGTGAAACGGATTGGAAAATCTATGACACGGTTGATTTCTTCGGAGGCAAACGAGCAGTAGTATTTTCTCTCCCTGGGGCATTTACCCCTACATGTACTGGGCAACAACTTCCCCAATATGAAGAAGCGTTTGCCACGATTCGCAACCTTGGTATCACCCATGTGTATTGTGTATCAGTAAATGATTCATTCGTTATGAATAAGTGGTTTGAATACCTGGGATATGGATTCAATGTGAGACCACTACCTGACGGTAATGGTATGTTTACTGGACTGATGAATCAACTAGTCCTCAAAGAGAATCTAGGTTTTGGTTATCGGTCTTGGCGATACTCTATGGTTGTAAACGATGGAGTTATCGAAGCATTCTGGGAAGAGCCTGGAAAAGAAGACAACTGTGAGGAAGACCCTTACGGTGAAACACACCCCGATAAAATTATCGAATACCTTCTGAAGTCTAAGGAAGGTGGCATTCTTAATCAAAAAGGAGATTTGTAACAATGACTGAAAGAGCTGAGCGTATTAACGGTTGGGCTGCTATGATTGGCGTCATCGCCGCAATGGGTAGCTATGCAACCACAGGACAAATTATCCCTGGCATCTGGTAATTATGATTATTGACACTTCTGTTTTTAAATTGAATGGAAGTGCTGACTTGCAATTACATTCGATTGGTAACCAAAACAACATGGTTATCACCATTGATAATTTTCTAGAAGAACCTCTTGCCTTTAAAGAGTTTCTTAAACTCATTCCCATCCAACAATCTGAAGAATGGTTTCCTGGTAACCAACTCAGGATTCATTATTACTTTCCTGAGTTGGTTACCTTTATGGATGGGATTACTAAACTATATGATGTTGATCCTGGGGAGAAAAGGTTTTACATCAATCAATACTCTGGTAATCAGAAAGTATTGAGACGAGCAAACTATCCTCATGTTGATCCTGGCATCACTCTTGCATTTAATCTTTATCTAAATCAAGAGGAAGATGGTGAGTCTGGCACGGCATTTTATCGACACAAAAAAACTGGTTTTGAATTTAGACCTAAGTTTGAATCCAAGTATCGATACAAGTATTTCGATATTAACTCAGATGAAGATCCAATGGAGCAAGTACAATACGAGCCCATTGTTGACACTGATGATTTTGAGAGATATCATTTGGTAGAGCAAAAGTTTAATCGATTGTCTATCTACGAAGGACATCTATTCCATAATCTGTTTGTCGAAAAGGACAGGTGGAAAGATACGACAAGAGATACATTTGCTATGTTTTGCTAAATAAAATATCGTCGCCACGACAGAGGGGTAACTGGCACAATCCAGTTGACGCCCCTCTTTTTTTGTAGTATACTATTTGGGTAGTTACATGAGACTTATGATTACAACAATGCTAGGAGTTGCAGGTCTCGCTGCTTTCGCAGCGTATGCTCCGATGACCGCACCTCCAAAGATTGCTGGTGTTGATGTTTCTGTAAATGAAACCAAGGCAATACCTCTTGAGGTGGATAACAAGACTTGGACTTGCCCCACCTGCACACCAAACGAGAAGTATGTCCTTAAACAACTCCAAGCAAAAACCAGAATCTCAGATCGTAATGCACTTGCAACGATCATGGGAAACATTAAATCTGAAAGCAACTTCATTCCCAACATATGCGAGGGAGGGGCTAGAGTTTCTTACCTCGATTGCACTCGGGGTGGTTATGGTCTTATTCAGTGGACCAGTATAGGACGCTACAATAACCTCGGTAAGTTTGCTACTAAGTATGGATATGATCCCTCTACTCTTGAGGGACAAACTGCATACATGATCAACGAATCTGTATTCCAACGTTACCTTCCAGAGTTTGAAGGCATGGGTCGCACCGTATCTCAGTATATGGTCCCTGCTTATTACTGGTTGGGATGGGGTATCAAAGGACATCGTGAGTTGTATGCGTACGATTACACAAAGAAACTAGTGCTGTCATGATCATTCGTAAACTAAAAGAAACTCTGGGTCAAGTATTTCACTCTCCTGAAGCAACAGGAAGTTGGAAGGTTGAGTGTGCCGTCGATGATGAGACGGTACATTGTACTGAATTGAATGTCTTTGATGAGAAGGAGCCCTACACAGGTATCCCTGCTCCTCCATATCTTGCTGAAGATCCTTGGTTTCCTAACGTAGTGCTCTCTGATAAGCAAATGACCATCAAAGAAGCACACGATGCAGCAGTTGCCGACAATCAAATCCTTGCAGAAGGAGATGATGGTGTGGTAGAATCTCCAGACATTCACCAGAAGTTGTATGAGATCGCCACTAAGGGTGGTCAGACTACAGTCCAACGTGATCCTATCGGTGGGTCTGAGACCTTCCAAGGGGGTCCTGGTGGATGGATGTCAGGCACTGGTCTTGGTCAATTCCACTGAGTATAAATACTCCACTTTTGGGCTTGACGGATAACCGACCCTCTGCTATACTAAATAGGTAAACAAATGTAACGGAGCATGACGCTTTCGTAACAAATCCCTGCCGCTTGACCGAGACTAGGCAGGGTTACCAATCCGTCTCTCATATCCTGTCTGAGGGTGACAGGAAATAAGTACCTCCACCATTTCCCTGATGGATCTACTTAACGTACAATTCAATGACTGCTACACTTACACGTCAACAAAAATCGAATACTTGGGAACAGTTCTGCGAGTGGGTTACTTCCACTGACAATCGCCTTTATGTCGGTTGGTTTGGAGTCCTCATGATTCCTACCCTGCTTGCTGCTGCTATCTGTTTCATCGTTGCTTTCGTTGCTGCACCTCCTGTAGACATCGACGGCATCCGCGAACCTGTCGCTGGTTCGCTCCTCTATGGTAACAACATCATCTCTGGTGCTGTTATTCCTTCGTCCAACGCTATCGGACTTCACTTCTACCCCATCTGGGAAGCAGCTTCCCTTGATGAGTGGCTATATAATGGCGGACCTTTCCAACTGGTCGTCTTCCACTTCTTGATCGGTATCTATGCCTACATGGGTCGTGAA